CGTCGATTTAGACGCCACTGCTAAAAATGAATCTGAAGTAATTACTCGTTATCGTGAAACATCTTTATATTCCGACGTATCAAATGCTATCGACGAAATAATTACAGAAGCTATAGCTGGTACAGAGGAAGAAAAATTAGTTGAAATAAATTTGGATTCTATTAATTTATCTGATAACATTAAATTAAGTATATCTAGTGAGTTTAAAAATATTTTAAAAATGTTAGAATTTAAAAGTAGGGGTGCAGATATATTTAGAAGATGGTATATAGACGGTAGAATTTATTATCAAAAAGTGATAGATAATAAAAATCCTAAACAAGGTATAGTAGAATTACGTTATATAGATCCTCGTAAAATTAAAAAAGTAAGAGATATTAAAAAGGAAAGATTACCTTCAGGTATAGACATTATTAAAAGTATTGAAGAATTTTATGTATATAACGAAAAAGGATTAAAATATAATCAACAATATGGTAATGTTCCAGGATTAAATCAAGGTATAAAAATTTCTCCTGATACTATAGCTTTTGTGTCTTCTGGTTTAATGGATATGGAAAAAAGTATAGTTTTAGGATACTTGCATAAAGCAGTTAAACCTGCCAATCAACTAAAGATGATGGAAGATTCTTTGGTGATTTACAGAATATCGAGAGCACCAGAAAGAAGAATATTTTATATTGATGTAGGGAATTTGCCAAAGATAAAGGCAGAACAGTATTTAAAAGATGTCATGAATAAATATCGTAATAAAATAGTTTATGATTCTAATACTGGAGAAATTCGTGATGATAGAAAATTTATGAGTATGCTAGAGGATTTCTGGCTTCCGAGAAGAGAAGGGGGTAGAGGAACAGAAATTACAACTCTTCCTGGAGGTGAAAATTTAGGACAAATAGATGATATAAATTATTTTAAAAATAAATTATACCAAGCATTAAATGTTCCTATAACTAGATTAGAAGCATCCTCTGGATTAAATTTTGGTAGAGCAGCAGAAATAACTAGAGACGAGTTAAAATTTGGTAAATTTATAGATAAACTTAGAAAAAAATTTAATGATTTGTTTCAAGATATTTTAAGAACTCAACTTATATTAAAGGGAATAATGACTAATAGTGATTGGGAGGAAATTAAGGAAGATGTATATTATACATATGCACAAGATCGTTATTATTCTGAATTAAAAGAAACTGAAAATATAAAAAATCGTGTAGAAATACTTAGCCAAATTGTACCTTTTGTAGGACAATATTTTTCTAAAGAATACGTAATGAAAAAAATATTAAGATATAATAAAGAAGAAATAGAAAATATAGAATCACAACTGCAGGGTGAAGGACAAACTACCAGTCCTGAAGTCCAACAATAGGAGTAATTATGAATACTGATGCAGTAGAACAAGAAGATGAAATAGAAAATGAAAATTTAGAAGATAGTAATAACGAAATAGATGTAATGGTTAATCATATTATTCAAGGCGATAATATTGAAGCACAAAATATTTTTGGACAATTAATGTCAAGAAAAGTATCTGATGCTTTGGATATAAACAAATACGATATTTCTCAACGATTGTTTTCAAAAGAAGAATAATGAAAATATTTAAAGAAGTTAGAGAAAATTTTTTATTAGAAGTATTAAAATCTTCTGATTCGACTAGTAAATATATTAGTGACTTTGTACATAGTGATAATCCCAAGTTTAAGGGAAAAAGTAAAAAAGAACGTATAAGAATGGCTCTTGGTGCAAAATATGCTACTATGAAAAAGGAAAATAATGAATTAGTTATAAAAGATTTGTCAACTAACGATATGGTAGAAGATGTATATAGTAACAGAGCTAAACGAGCAATAAAATACAAAGAACTTGATCATGAATTAAGACATGAAGTTGATCGACCTAGTAATCGTGCCCCTCAAATAAAAGAACCACATTCTGTACATATTAATGGTAAAAAATGGAAGACATTTGATACTAAAAATCATGCACAAAATGTAGCAAATAAAATTAAAGGTGCCACAGTTCATAAAGAAAAAAGTATGTCAGAGGAATTAGTCACAAAGAATAATTTACACTATTGTGCTAAACATGTATATTCAGATATTTTTGGTGAAGGAATAGTAATAGAAGGTGAGCATGCTGAACCTAATGAATCTGGTAATATAGAATGGTATACTGTCAAATTTGATCATGGTAACGAGATTATATTTACTGAAGATTTAGATATATTGATTGCAGAATACCACAAAAACCATAAAAAGAAAAATAACAAAACTAATACTGAAGAAACATTACACCCTAATCAGAAAAAATTAGATGTCGCTTACCCCAAGGGAAAACTTACAGCAGATGATTTTGCTAAATTGAGAGCTATGAGAAAAAGGAAATAAAAATGCCTGTTACAATAACTATACTTAAAAAGGTAAGACAACAAGCAATAGTAAAATTTATTGGTGAAGGCACAAATACACTTGATATTAAGAATTTAGCTTTAGCTGATGAAACATTTACTAATTATACTGGTGGTGCTAATGTAACCATAAATTCTGCTCTTTGGACATCCTCTGATCAAAATAATCCCATTTTAATAAAAAGACCAGCATTAGGTGCCAATGTAATGATTTTACACGGTAATGATAATTGGTCTCTATCACAAATGATTGGTTTTGTTGATACACAAAATAGTACTTCTAATATATCTGTAACTTTACCTGGTGTCGGTAGTACATTATATTTAGCACTTACTAAGAATAATGGATTTATAGAGCCCAATCAACAATTACTAACACAGGTAACATGATGAAACTAATTAAAGAAATTAATTCTGATTTAGAATATATTACTGAAGCTACCGAAGATGGTGGCAAGAATATGTTCATTAGTGGAATTTTTATGCAGTCTGAAACTAAAAATAAAAATGGTAGAATGTATGGTAAACCTATTCTTGAAAAAGAATTAATTAGATATAAACAATTAATAGATGAAAAAAGATCATTAGGTGAACTTGGTCATCCTCCCAATCCTTCCATTAATTTAAATCAAGTTTCTCATCTCATAACAGAACTATCTTGGAATAATAATGATGTAATGGGCAAGGCAAAAATTCTTAATACTCCTATGGGGAAAATTGCAAGAAATTTTATAGAAGAAGGAGTTCGTCTAGGTGTATCATCTAGGGGCTTAGGTTCATTAAAGGAAAGAAATGGTATAAATGAAGTTCAAGATGATTTTCATCTTATAACTGTAGATATAGTTGCGGATCCCTCAGCACCTGATGCATTTGTACAGGGCATAATGGAAAATGTAGAATGGATATTAGAAAACGGTATTTGGAAAACTGTTGAGATAGAACAGGCACAAAAATTTATACGTAGTAAAACAAGTAAAGAACTGGATGAAGCAAAATTAATGGTTTTTGAAAAATTACTACATTCTATCAAGTAATCAAATTATATAAATAAATATAAAGTTTTAGAAAAAACAAGGAGAAAAGGATGTCAGTAGACTCAAAAATTAAAGATTTGCTGGGGCGAGTAAAGGCTCAGGCAACTGACGCCGAGTCTCTATTAGAAGAAAATATGCAGCCTATGGGATCAACTTCCGTGACAAAGGATACAAGTGTTAAATCTGCTAACACAGGTGATGCTACAAGTCCTATGCAAGGCTCATCTCAAAAGGCAAGTTTTGAAACTAGAGACGAAAATGAAGAAAATCAAGGAGCTAAAGTTTCATCTTCAATAAAGAAAAACAATCTTCAGGCTAAGGGTGTTGGTACTGCTACTAATTTTATGACTGTTGCAGATCCTTCTATGGCAGTTAATCAACCAAATAGTGCCGGAAATGTACAAAAGGAAAATACAGAGGTTATCCCTTCTCTTAAGGAACAAATTGTTTCTATTTTTGGAGAAGATGTTTCAGAAAGTTTTGTTGATAAAGCAACTTCAATATTTGAAGCTGCTATTATAGCTAGGGTTAATTCTGAATTAGAAAAAATTGTAGAAGAATTAGAAGAACAAAATTTAAAAGAACTTGCCGAAGCTAAAGAACAGCTGGTAAATAAGATTGATTCATTTCTTAATTATGTAGTAGAGCAGTGGATGGCTGATAATGAGTTGGCAATTGAAAATGGTCTTCGTACAGAAATTGCTGAGGACTTTATAAGCGGATTAAAAACTCTATTTCAAGAACATTATATTGAAGTACCTGAAGAAAAATATAATATTATAGATAATTTACAAACCAAAACTCAAGACCTTGAAGAAAAATTAAATGAAACTCTTGAGAATAATATGAAAATGCGTAAAGAACTTGAAGGAATGAAAAGACAATCCGTATTGGAAAATGCAACTAAGGACTTAGCTGATACTGAATCGGAGAGATTATTTAAATTGCTTGAGGGCGTAGATTTTGAAAATGAAAATTTATTTTCAGAAAAGGTAGCGGTTATTAAGGAAAATTATTTTCCAAAAGTTAAAAATATGATTACTACCGAAAATATATTGCCCGAAGATGATTCGGATTCTACTGCGGACATGCTTGTTGAAGATAGCTCAGTATCAAAATATGCTAAAGCGCTATCAAGAACAATCAGAAAAAAACAATAATAAGGAGTTAATTTAAATGTTTTTATCAGAACACCTTCAAAAGAAATGGAAGGCTATTCTTGAACATCCTGATCTTCCTGAAATCAAAGATAACTACAAGAAAGCCGTTACATCAGTACTTTTAGAAAATCAGGAAAGGGCATTGCGTGAGGAACGTATGTCCCTTTTTGAAGGCCCTGCCGCTAATAATATTCAATCCACAGGTGGAATTGATACTTATGATCCTATTCTAATTGGCCTAGTCCGTAGATCAATGCCTAATTTAATGGCATATGATATATGCGGTGTTCAGCCAATGACTGGCCCCACTGGACTTATTTTTGCAATGCGTGCTCACGTTGGATCAGGTCGTTCCAACACTGATCCTTCACTTGAAGCCCTATTTAATGAAGCCAATACTATGGTTTCAGGTGCCAACAGTCCTGCCCATGTAGGTTCCAACCCTGTATCTGGTACTTATACAACAGCAGGTGGAATGACGACTGCTACTGCAGAACAACTTGGTACTTCTGGTAATGCTGCATTTAATGAAATGTCCTTTAGTATTGATAAGACAACAGTAACTGCTAAATCCAGAGCATTAAAGGCAGAATACACTGTTGAATTAGCACAAGATTTAAAGGCGATCCATGGTCTTGATGCTGAAGCAGAGCTTTCAAATATTCTTTCGCAGGAATTTATGTTTGAAATCAATCGTGAAATTGTTCGTTTAATTTATACTGTTGCCAAAGCAGGATCTCCAGCAACAGCAACAGCAGGTACTTTTGATCTTGATGTTGATTCAAATGGACGTTGGTCAGTTG